TTGCCGGCGAAGTGTGCCCAGAATGACCCGGCCAGGCAACCCCCAACCATCAAAGAAATCAAAGGACTGTCATTTTTTCCGGAATGGCACCGCTACAAATACAAGGCTGAATGGCTTGCAAGGTCAGTCACTGGCGTGCTGGGAGCAAAGCTTTCGCCTGACGCCTTGGCCAACATCATGCGATACAAGGACGGCCCCACTGGTTGGGCTGCAAGGGGTGAACAGATCCACAACGCTTTGGAAAACCACCTGAAGGGTGAAGCCATTGAGTTTGCTGAACGGTGGACTGACTGGGTTGACCCAATGCTGGAGTGTGAGCTGTTTCAAGGCGCAAAAGTAATTGCCACTGAATACAGGCTGTGCGACCCAAGAAAATCAATGGGCGGTTCGTTTGACTTCCTGCTCCAGTCATCAACTGGTGAAATCATCCTGGGCGATCTGAAGACTGTTGGCAGCAAAAGCAGGGCACGCACCCGCGAAGCTGCTACCGATCAGCTTGGGGCATATTTAGCCATGCTTATCGACCATCACCCTGCACTACATGTTGATAAGTGTGTGACAGTTGTGTCCGGGCCAAAAGAGTGCCGCGTTATCCGGCAAAACCCGGATGACTGTGTTGAAGCATGGCTTGACAGCTGGGATCGCTATCAATTTGAGCAAAAAGAACTGGAGGAATGGTGGTAATGGCGTTGAACTGGATTGAACTTCTTGACCCTGCAAATGGTGGGCCAGGTGAGCCGCCTGGCAGGGCTGATGCTGTTGCAGCTGCAGCAGAAACAACCCGGCAAAGGTATATCAAACACGGGAAGAAACGTGCCAAGGGCAGCGTCAAACGGAAGGAAAAAATTATCCCGAGGGTTGCACGCAAGTAATTGGCATGCCACCATTCGCAGGCCATCACACACACGGCATTGGATTTAACAAAACAAGAAATCAGGGCCTGTATCACTGAAGCCCAGCCTGGAAAACATTTGTACGGCATGGTGATCAACCAAGGCCATGCTGAAAAAATACGCATTTTTGCAGGCCCGAACAATCAAGTGCCAGACGCAGCAATCCAAGATCTAACCAACATTGGGAACGATGAACTGGCGTCTTCTGGGCTTTATCTCAAGGTAGTGGTCTGGGGAGCACGAAATGAAGAAACGGTTCAATGGTCTGGCGCAGCACTTGCTTTCGACAAGCAAGAATCAAGCGACCAGACGATTGCGAACAGGCTGCTCAATGAGCATGCCCTGAAAGTTGCAGCTACAGAACCACGGTCGCCGCTGGACGTTGTCAGCGACGGCAAGATCACAGCATCAAACCAGCCAGACCAGATCACCGCATTTTTCCAGCAAGGTGATAATCCGGGCCTGCTGCTGACAAAAAGCACGGCAAGATTGCAGGGCAAAACTGATCAGGGCCTGATGGTTATTTTGCGGGTGGCAGCAGAACTTAAAGGCGTGCAAGTCTCCGACCTGATCAATGAAGTGATGTGGGATGCGGTCAGATCCGGGAAGCTGTGGGCTTGCCAACCGGACAATGGCATGCCATAATATGTTCAACGGGGCAGGGATGTCCCTCACACACACACAAACCACTCACCGCAAGGCTGTCAGCAAGTACCGCAACATGATCGGCAAGCTGGTCAAGCAAAAGCTGGGGATGTGATGCGACCTGTTTACACAATCACCCTCACGGGCGCAGAACTAGACCTTCTCTATGAGTTGGCCAGAGATGCACGCAACAACCTTCCAGATCCTGACGACATTCCAGAGATTGGCAGCTGGGCTAACCAAGTTGCCCTCATGGATAACAAGCTCACTTCCCTTTATCACGAACGCCGCCGATGAATTACCAAGAAGCCTTGTATCACATGGATCGCTTGGCTGATTGGCAGAACAACGAAGACGAGAGTACTTGGGGCAAGTTCCTCACCCTCATCGGTGAAGGCAACGGACCTCAACCTTTCCGCCAATCACTGGGCTACTTGGAAGCCGACCTGCTGGGCAAAGCTTTGCAGGCTTACGGCTCAAGGCCAGATGCCTTCAAAGAACACCTTTCCAAGTTTTACAACAATGGATCCAAGTGATTACATCGCGCAAAACCGTTTCGTTGAAGCACAGCCTGAAGTTCTCAAGGCTTTAGCTGCACACCGTCAGCGGTTTGAAGACATTCGCGAAGCAGACCGCAACGTCATCATGGAAGCCCGCAAGGTGACTTCATTGATGGCTGCATTTGACGCCACCATTGATCAGCAGTTCAAGCAAGAGGATGTCACTCCGGAGCATGAAAAGCTCCTCAAGGAGTACACCAGTCAAGACTCTGAGACTTGGTTTTGGCGTCACCACCAGGCCCAAGAAATGATTCAAGAAATGATCGTGGCTCGGTGTGCCTTGGTTGTTGAAGCCCAGGCCAAGTACAAGGAGCTTGAGGAAAACCATCAAGCCTGCAAGCAACTTTCTGAGGCAAGAGATAAGGCCAAGGAAAAGTACAAAGCCCAGCAAGCCCAAGCATCCAAACCCCGTCGGGGTCGTCCACCCAAAACCCGCAACTGACCCATGAACTACAGAGCCTACCGACCACGCCAAAACCGCAGCAAGTCCTACATGTCTGAACAAGTCAGCACCAAGGTCAACACCATTGTTGCCGTCGTTGCCTTTGCGCTGTTCGGTGCAGCAGCTTGGTACTCACTCACCACAACCTTGGATCAGCAACAGGCGTATCACTGTCAGCAAGGTTGGCAGCCTGCCTGCGAAAAAATCAAGTGAACATGAACAACTTCAACCTGCCTGGCACCACGCACTACAGCCCCTCAAAGGCCCCAAACGGAACTCTATGGTTCAACACAAAGGACGGGCACACATACCTGACTCAACGCGGGTTTTGGGTGTGCATCACTGGCGAACATGGCGTCATGCCAATGACCCCAAGGAGGTCACGGTTTTGTCGCCTCATCCAGCGCATAAAATCCATTTTTTTTCGGTAAATGGGCAAGGGCATTTACTGGAGCACATCGCCCCATCTGTACGTTGCCGAAGCAAAGGCAAGCGCACAGGCTGCACTCAGTGAAAGCTCTCCCAAGCTGACTGCATTAGAAAAAGCGTTCTACAACGCTCAACGAAGGCAGCAGTGTCAAACAGCTACACCTTCTACGCCAAAGGCAAGCCAGCGCCGCAAGGCAGCAAAAAAGTCCACCGCTACATCAAAGGAAGAGCAATCCTCGGGGAAAGCTCAGCCGCCGTGAGCCCATGGCGTGCAGTTGTTGCCGGTTGTGCCCGCAGGTTGCAACCTAAGCAATGGCATGCCAAACTACCCGTGTCGCTGACGATGACCTTTGTTTTTGCCAGGCCGAAAGCTCACTTCCGCGCCAACGGCAACCTCAAAGACAATGCGCCACAGCATTGCGTCACACGCATTGGGGATCTGGACAAGCTCTGTAGAGCTGTTTGCGATGCACTGACAGGCATTGCATACGACGACGACTCGCAAGTCTTCAGCATCAACGCTGAACGTCGTTATGCCACTGCCAGTGAATCACCGGGCGCCCTAATCACCATCACAACCATTGATGTCTGAACTCACCAAAGCCTTAATCTGCTTCCACAAAGCTGTCGACAAAATCGACAAAAACGCACGGGCCAACTACGGCAAGTTTGCAGACCTTGCCAACGTGCTGTCCACAGTGACGCCACCCCTACATGCCAACGGCTTGGCCATTACCCAAACCTTTGACGACCAGTCACTGGTCACAACGCTGCACCACACCAGCGGCGAAACCATCAGCAGCTCTTGCCAGCTGATGATCTGCGATGGCCGCAACCAGACCCAAGAATGGGGCAAGGCTGTGACCTATCAACGTCGCTACGCAATCTGCTCAATCTTGGGCATCGTTGCCGACATGGACACTGATGCGGAATCAGAGCCACAGCCTGAAAAAAAGGTCAGCCGTCCTGCTCGCCAAACTGAACCGGCCAAGCCTGCAGCGTCAGCTCCTAAGCCTGGCGACCCAATGAAGGATGACGAAAAGGAGCAGCTCCACGGCGTCATCAAAGAACTCAAGCCGGACCACAAGCAAGAGCTAATCAAACGGTTCCGCAAGGAGTTCAACTATCCCGATGGACTTGTCAAAGACAAGATCCAAACCTACGCCCATCGCACTTTCCTCCAAAATGCCATGAACGAAATCACTGCCTAACCAATGCCACAGTCACAAGCTGAAGCTGATCTCAAGCGCCGCAAAAACTTCTTTCAGGTGCGGCTTGACGATCAGTTAGCCGACAAGTTGCGCCACTTCATGGAGTCACGCAACTACAACCAAAATCAAGCCCTCAAAATCATCCTCTCCAAGTTTTTCAAGTAATGCTCAACATCACCGCACACGGCAACATCGGCAGAGACCCAGAACTCAAGGAAACCTCTAGTTCACAGGTTGCCAACTTCAGCCTGGCCACACGCACCGGCAAAGATGAAACCACTTGGATCAACTGCCAGGTCTGGGGCAAGCGTGCTGACACCGTTATGCAATACATGCACAAAGGCGACAAGATCACCGTCTGTGGTCAGGGCAAGCTGCAAGAATATGACCGCAAAGATGGCGGCAAGGGTTACAGCCTGCAGCTGAACGTGTCTGATTTCACGCTGCCACCCAGGCAGGCTGCATCTGACGACGACTTCTGATAATCGGGGCAGCAGGATTGTCGGAACCGCAGCAAAGCGTCTGCCTCCGGGCGTTCTGCGTAAGCCCCCGCTTAACAATGACAAGACCAACCATCAAACAAGTCTGGAAAGACGGCATCCAGCAATGGGAGGTCAGCCATCAAGGCATGACCCGCTACTTCAAAAACGATTGGCAGGCGAACTGGCACTTCGAGTCCTGCGTCAGGCTGCACCGATCCAGGTTCAAGTCCAAAACACCAGACAAATGATTGCGGACTAGGACAGGCTCACGCGCCTTGCGCCCCTCACACCTGATCCGCTGCAGGTCACTTGTCCTTCGCCCGTTTCAGGGTGAAGAAGCCAAAGCATAGACAACAGCTCAAACGTCCGCACAGGCGATTTTTGCGTCAAGCTCACCGATCCGGCCAACAGCTTGGCTGAGGAGTTTGGACTGGTGCCAGCTTTGCCGAACCAAGGCAGAACAAAGCATTTTCAGCGCCTCTTCGTCATTACAGTTGTTGACTTCCCTGATGCTGCGTTCAACCTCAAGTTCCTCTTCAAGGGTTTGGTTGACGACCATCCAGTCAGACCAGCCCATAGCTTTGAAGAATCTTGTCAATTCATGCCACAGAGGGCATGACTGTCAAGTGGTTGTTGTAATGGCCTGTTTCCCGGTAGCTGTGCATCGGCGACTGAGACATTGCGTGAAAGACCATCTGGCCGATTTTCAAACCTGGATACAGGGCCAAGCGCCTGAACTTGCATTCATTTTTCAGCTCAAGGGTCAGCCTTGATCCATGCCAGCCTGGATCGCACCAACCAGCAAGAAGATGGTTAAGGCCATCCCTGGCACGGCTTGACTTGAGTACAAATTGAGCGGAGATGTCGTCGGGGAGATTAAACAGCTCACGTGTTTCAGCCAGGCAAAAGATGCCGGGTTCAATGTAGTAAGGGTTTTCTTTTGTTTTGCTTGAGATGTTGACCTTGAGCAAAGGGCCATCGTCAACCTCAACCATCAAATGATTGCCCAACCGCAGGTCCAAGCTGGCTGGATTCAGGAGTTCTGTCTCAAACGGAACGACCATCCCGCCTTTTTCACATCTGGCGCGGATTTGCCAATCACACAGGACTGCCATTCAACAGGAGCAAAAATCAATCCTACTTAGCTTGCCCTAAAACGCTTTTTTCAGTGTGATACGGCCCTTTTTGATGCAGCTCAGCCACATCACGCACCCACGGAACAAGCCAATCATTCACCCGTGAACACTGGTCCCAGTTCGCTGGCTTGGCGCATTGAACCACAACCGTCGTCCAAAACGCAGTGATATACGCCCAGACCCAGTAAAACTCACTCATTCACAAGGATGACCCAGCCAGTGCCGGGGCCTTCAGCCTGCCAGCGCTGGTAAAACGCAGCTTGCCTGATTCGCACATTGCGGCCCAGGTGTGGATTGCTGTGTCCACCCTTTTCCATTTCGGGATAGCCGCGTGGATCTTGCATGATCCATTCCGGGTCGCTGCTGTTTTTGCCTGCATACCCGCTGATCACACTCCAGTGACCACAGCCCAAGCCATTGCACATTGGCGGTTCCCCAAGGAGCATATTCCCGGCATGAAGCCAACCGACTAGGACAGGCCTGCCGTTTTCAACCTCAAGTTCCACCATGTCAGCGTCACCGTCCTTGCGAAACTCAGCCTGCAGGCCAAGGCTGCGCAATGCTGCTAGCTGAGCTTCTACAGACGTGGTGTCCCCGTACTTTGCACGGATTTGGTTGTACTCATCATCCGTGCGAACTTTCTTGTAATAAGCCGCCACCATGGCTGCCGCACTAGAAAAACACTCGCGGTAGCCGGTGCCTGTTTTGTTGTCCAGCTGCCTGAAGTAAGGCATGTAGATCTGTTGGTCATATCCGCTTTCTTTCCAAGCTTGGAACCAGTCTGCATCACTTTCATCCAGTAGTTCCGCCGGCATTGACTCCTCAAGCTGTTTAATCGCAGCCAGCTGATGGGGCGTTCCACGGAAAAATTGGAAGAATGGAAGTAAGGCGAAAGCCACACCCATCAGCAGCAGGGTCAGCTGGATAATGCCGGACGCCACCTACTTTTCAACTCTTGTGTCAGGCAACAGCAAATCCTTCAGGTGCTTCACGGCAAGGTCGTCCAAATCATTGTCAGTGCGAGTGACAATTTTTTCCAGCATCGCCACAATCAACTCTTTGAACGCCCTGGAGCGCCACATGGTCATGACCAAGGGCTTGAGGATTAGAAGCATTGGCTTGGCCTAGTTACCCTTCAAGCGTAGCTCTGTTGTCCCATGGCAGAAACTCCAGACGATCAGCACGAAAAGGAAGGCATCTCAATGGCCGATGTTGTCAAGGCTCTTGTCTTGGCTTGGAGTGCCGCACTGCTGACAGCTTCTTATCTGGGGATTTTTCCTCAGATGAAAATGGACAATACTTTTGTGGCTTCACTGTTGACTGGAGCTATGGCCTCATTTGGCATTGAACGCAAGAGCAATGGAAATGCAAACAAGAAGCCCACTATCGTGGACAACAAAGACACCAAAGCCGGCATCAAATGAAGCGCTCACTTTTGGTATTAGGCATCACATTGGCGGCCGCTTTGCCTGCCAAGGCTGATTTAACCCACAAAATCCAAAGCTCAGTACAGCTGGAGGTCGGCGGTGCTTCTACTCGCGCTATTCGGGTTGGCAATAGCTACAGCATTAGCGGTTCAGGGGTCAGCACCACTGACGGCTCTACTGCTGGTGTTGTTGGCGGCCTGGGTGCTCACACTGCGGGCGTTGGTGCGTTGACCACCGTCACCGCTTCACAAGCAACCAGCGGCAACTCCTTCAGCTTTGCCAACAGCTACACCGTTGGAGACACCATCCCAACTTCCGCTCCAACAGTTGGTGAGGTTCCTGCCTTCGGTGATGTCACCTCTACTGCTGGCGGAACTGCTGGCAACCTGGCTGGAACGATCTCTACAGCAGGCGCTGTGACCGTGACCGCTGGTGGGGCTAATACCAGTGCAATCGGTCAAGTCATTAGTGAGCTGACGACACGGTGAAACGGCTGATCATTTTGCTGCTGTTGCCCTCATCAGCAATGGCCGTTCCAGTCGTGCCCAACTTCAGCCAGGGCCTAGTCTCGTCCCACACAGAGTCCAAGACGATTGTCAAAGAGTCAATAATTTCTGAGAGCTACCGAACTGGATTTGAGTACACCGTCAGTGGAACTGGTGTTCAGCCTGCTGGAGGCAACGTAAGCCCACCTGTAAGCGGAAGAGCCTTGAACCTTTCTTCCCGGACCAACTGGGTGCAGACCACCCCCGGCGCTGCATTCCAATTCGCTGAAACATATCAAGGGCCTGGCTTGATTGAGAAAGTCAAAATTGAACGCGAGACCTTGATTGAGACCGTCATTGATTCCACCAGCACGTTCAGCCAATGAGGGCAACAGTTTCTGCTCTGCTGCTCAGCCTGCTTTACACCGCTCCAGCAGCAGGACAAGTCAGCGCAACTGCATCCCCCGTCAGCAATAGCAGCGGCTCAGTGGTCAATCAGGCTGTGCAGATTACGCCTGGGCAATACATGAAGTATTCAGTCGGGAGTGGCATCCAATGCGATGGAGCCACACTGAATATTTCTCCTTTTGCGTCGACTACGCACTCTTTTGGCAATCCAAATAATCAGTATTACCAAGAGCCGGTATACGACAGTAGTGACAATTTTGGCTTAGTGGACCCAGAAACGGGAATTGATGGGCCAGATGGCATCCCAGACAACCCTGGCAAAGTTCTGTATTACAAACCGCAGAGGACAGGCTACCGTCAAAATTTCAGCAACAACTTTGGCATCACAGCCACCTTCTCCATCCCATTGGACTGGGGCCCTATCAACCTCTGCAAAGAAGCACAGCGGAAGCAAGTTGCGCTCTATGAACAAGCCTTAGCCGACAAGCGGCTTAACTACGAGATGGGCAGGCTTTCCGCATGCGCGAAAGCACTTCGTGAGGGTTATGGCTTTGCCAAGAACTCGCCGTTTTATTCAATTTGTGCTGATGTCGTCCTAAAACCCAAGCCAGTAGAAGGCCACACGCACCAAATCATTTACCCAAAGCCCGCCTTAGATCGCGAATGGCTTGATTCCGGTGACGCTGAATCACCCGACGCTGCTGTAAAGATTCCAGTTTCTCCTTACGGCCAAGTTTCTGATTGATCTTCTTTACCACCTTCTTTGTCAAAGGCTTCGCCAGCTTTTGCAGAACTGAGGCAATGGGCTTAGAAAAGATGGCCACAGTCGTGGCAATCGCAGCAGTCAAGGCAACCGATACGGTGGGTGCAGCATCAGGCACGTAGTTTTTAATGACCTGCCCAATCGGCACAGGATCCCAGAGCTTTACGCACTTGCCGTCTTGCAGTTCATAACCAGCAAGAACCTTAGTGCCCAACTTGTTAAAAGAAGCTATCTCTTGGGCTCCGTAGGGTGGACATGGTGGATCTTTGGGCAACCTTGGGATGTCGGGATCGCCGCCCGGCTTTGGGAGAGAGACTGCATCTTGAGCCGGACCTGACACATCCGGCTTTTTTATGTCCGCTTTCGGTGGCTCTACCCAAGTGAATTCATGTGGCCTGTAGTCAGGTGCCTCATAAACGGGCACGGCTCCAGTGCATAACGTGACGTTGCCGCGTGGATCTTCCTCAAACGTTTCCGTTCCATTGCCAACAGCAATCCTGGCCCGCACGCAGCCAGGCATATCAATAACTGGAAACCGCGT